AACTCAAGTGGTAGTAGGACTTATCGCAAAAGGTGAAGCCAAGAAGGATACTTCAGGCTTTGTAATTGATTTAATAAATGCGAGGGCAATATAATGTATGCAGTAAACGAAACAAAACCAACAGACTTAGAAAAGCTAGATAAAAAAATAGCTGATAGGATTGGAGACTTAACTTTTAGACAAGAAGATGTAGAGTCTAGTATCGACAATGCACAAGAGGATATCATAGATTTAAACTCAGAAGTCGTTGAGTTAAGAGAGACTGTTGAAGACTTACAAGATACTATTCAAGAACTACAAGATAAACTAGAGGAACTAACTGATGGATAACATACAAAAAGCTGTAGGCAAAGCATTCTTTCAAGGGTATGGTTTGATGTTTAAGTATCACAAGATTGAAACAGGTGAACATCAACAACGAATGCTATTAACTGTATCAGATATTAAATACAACTCTGATGATGAAATATTAGTAGGTGGTTGTATCAATAATGATGGGGATTACAGACAATTCTTTTTAGAAAACATGATGTCTGTTAAACCTTTTCAGTATGTGTCTATTGACTAAAGGAACTTTTTATGATACAATACAACAAGATTAAGGTGACAGCAAAGGTAAAAGCTAAACACACCATATCAGATTATTTGATGAAGGTGTTTGATGGGTTGAAACATAATCCATTAGACTTTATAGATGATTGGGAAACCATGACAACAAAAGAACAAGAAGCAGTAGTAGATCAAGTCAGCTTGTTTGAGGACAGGATACACAAACTGCTTGGAGTTAAATTTAAGGAGATAACAAGTGCGAGTAATTTTAGTAAATCCATTTGACGAGACAGTCAAAGAAGCAGTATATGGTGGAGACTTTAGAGAAATCTATGATCTCATTGAGTGTTCTACATTTGATATAGTTTACATGGGTAGTGGACATGATATGTATGTAGATGATGAAGGTCTGTTAAAATCTAATCAAAGATTTTTTAGATTTGAAGATAGGAACTTAGCAGGTAAAGCATTGATCATGAAAAATGATAGTGAAGGAGAAAGTATAGATGCTGATATGTCTTTGGAAGATGTGGTTGAAGCTATTGAATGGTTGCCCAAAGGACATAGAGAAGAACCATACATGGAGTTCAAGGCTTGGCAATGAACAGTAAACAATTAAAGAAACTTCGTAGACTTATTAAACCTTTACAGGTTGAGTGGCTTCAATCTATATTGCCTGAAGATCAAGGCAAGGCAATTACTGTTGATAATGTTGAGGAACTAATGCCTGATCAAACTCATGCCTTTGGCAATCGTCAAATGCATTTATCTTTTATGTCTGACAAGTGGATTATGAAAGTATTAAAAGCTAATCCAAATATTACAACATACAAAGAACTTGAAGAAGTAAATAAAAAAGAACAACACAAATATTTAGATAGGAGATTTTAATGGAAGAATACATCATGGATGTCGAACTAGACAATGAACGAACAACACTTAAAACATTTTCAAGAACTGTTGAGGGTGCAATAGATAACATTGTCAAAATGAATTCAGTTCAAAAACTTTTTAACATAGGTAATGTAGATACTCAAGAGACTTGGGAGTTTGATGAAGACATCACAAAATTGAGAGAGATAAGAAATAAATTACCTAAAAACATTGAGATGCTTTTTAAAGTAGGAGAAAACTAATATGGAATTTATACTAGCAGTAGTAGGTATTGTTTTACTTTTGTCAATGACAACTTTGTATATGTACTTGGTTGAGGAAGACAAGATTGAACCACACATACCTACACCAGTAAAGAAAACCCAGCGTGGAAACTTTTGGGATGCAGAGACTAAACAGTTTTACAAGTGGGATAAACTAATGGAACTAAAAAAGTTGAGGGAACAAAATGACACAATACAATGAAGCTGTTGAGAAACAAAAAGAGGTTCTTGAAATGGAAAAGAAAGCTAACTCTGTAGTCTGTATGGACATTAGATTTAAGGATGGTAAATGGACAAAACAAACTATTGACTATGCTGATGGTCGGAGAGTGACAGAGTACAGAGACAAACGTAAAGCAAAAATAGTGGAGGATAGGTATGGCGAAGACGTGGAATAAATCTGCTCATGTATCTGCTACACAAGGCAGAGGTAAAAAGACAAGTCAAGGTAGAGGTAATGTTGCTTTCTCTACCATGAACAAGAACAAGAAAAGCAACTTCAAAAAATATCGAGGGCAAGGAAAATGATTGAGATAGATAAAGAATGGCAAGATGCATTACAACAAGCAGCCGAAGAAGGTTGGGAAGAAGAAGCATTGGCAAGTAGAGCACAACAAATATATAATAGTGAAGACTAATGAACATATTTTATTTTGATGAATGTCCGACTATATCAGCAGAAGCACAGCCAGATAAAATGCTAGTCAAGATGCCACTAGAAACAGCACAGATGTTATGCACAGCACACCGAGAACTAGATGGTGATGAGTACGCAGATGCTAATGGACTTTACAAACGTGCCTACTGGAATCACCCATGTACTATATGGGCTAGAGAATCTAGCTCTAACTACTCATGGTTGTATCGACACTTCCTAGCATTAGGTATGGAGTATGAGTATAGGTATGGTAGGAAACATGCAAGTGTTGTTAAGCTAGAAGAACCATTGAGTAAGATGCCTGACAACATTACACATACAAGTCTAACACCACTAGCACAGGCTATGCCTGAGGAGTACAAGAATGAGGATGCTATCACTGCTTATCGTGATTACTGCATTAACGAAAAACACTATGCCAAATGGGAACGTAATAGAACTAAGCCTATATGGTGGACAACACAGGAGGTTGCATGAATTATATATACGAAAGAATGATGGCTAATGGAGAGACAGCTATCTTTGACAGAGATGAACTCAGAAAATTTGAAGCTTATGTAGCTGAAAACTATGAACAATTTTATGAAAGTAAAGCTACTTATGAAGTAAAAAAAGATGGAGAAAATTTCTTAGTTACTTTATTTGAAAACCCTGTGATAAGTATGGAAGAAATACTTCTTGACATTCAAGACTGATTCTGTTATACTTGGTATCACAATGAGTAACCAAACATATCAAGCCCTCTATCTCCAATTGAACAGATGGTTTGGTGCAGTTAATGCTGTGGCTTCTAGGGTAGCTACTCACAACCCTTCCAACTTCACAACAACGCTATAAAGGAGGAAACGCATATGGCAATATTAGAAGGAACAGCGTACTGGGCTAGTATAACGACACCCAATACGACATTTGAACCCGTGTACACAGTCAACCTAGTGGTTGATGATGAGACTGCAAATGACTTTGCATCTCGTGGACACAAAGTAAAACAGATGGATGAAGGTCCTGCTGTTATAATCAAACGTAAAGTAAATGGTCCTAACGGAATGGTTAGACCTGCACCTCGTTTGATGAATGCTGAGAAGCAGGAAGTCACAACTGCTGTTGGTAATGGATCGAAGATTAAAGTCCAGTACAACGAATATAGTGGCGAAGGTAAGTTTGGTCCTTACACAGGATTAGATTTACAGGCAGTAATGATTACCGATCTTGTGCCTTACAAGAATGGTGATGGTGATGAGTTCTTATCCGATGGAGAGGAATTCTAATGATCATTACTATCAACAATGATGATGGTACTACCAACTTTGATGTCAATAACATTACTGATGATGCAGTGAAGCAAGAAGCTACTGTTATTGTACAGAAGGTTGGTAACTTACAGGTTGTCATTGAAGCCTTAGACTTTGCTAGTCGTACCCATCGAGCTAACTTAGAAGAGTTACTCAAGGGTAGAGACGAAGCTATAGTCGAACCAGCCGAAGAGACTAACGAAGAATCTTCAAAATAAATAACTCGGCTAGGTGTAAAAGCCTAGCCACTTTTCTAAAGGAGATAGAATGCAAGAACAAAGTAAATTCGTACGACACAAATTACCCTGCCCTTCATGTGGTGGCTCTGACCCTGTGTCTATGAACGAGGACAAGTCTGCTCATTGCTTTAGCTGTGAGACACACTTCCCTAATTATATTGATGCTTGTGATGGTAAAATTATGGACACAAATCCTAAACCTAAAGTAAGTAATACTTTTCTTAACACATATACTGGTAGCTTTGGTGCTCTTACAGACAGATGTATTTCTGAAGACACAGCTAAGAAGTATGGAGTAAGACGAGTAGTAAGTACAGATAACAAAGTATCTCAACACATCTATCCATTCTTCAATGGTAACGAAGTGGTTGGGACTAAGACACGTTTTGTAGACAACAAGAACTTTGCATTTGCAGGTACATATGAAGGCACTGGTTTATTTGGGGAACAGTTGTTCCGAAATACTGGTGGTAAGTACCTAACAATTGTTGAAGGTGAGTGTGATGCTATGGCTGCTTATGAATTGATGCAGTCAAAGTGGGCATGTGTCTCGTTAAAGCGTGGTGCATCAGGTGCTGTTAAAGATATACGAGAAAGCATTGAGTTTGTTGAATCATTTGAGAACGTAGTATTATGTTTTGATAATGACAAGGCAGGTAAAGAAGCAGCTAGAAAGGTTGCTCGTATATTAAAACCCGGCAAGGCTAAGATAGTTACACTACCTAATGGCTGTAAAGATGCTAACGATATGCTGAGACAAAAGAAGTTTCAAGATTTTATGTCTGCATGGTGGGAAGCTAGAACTTATACACCATCAGGTATCATGGACTTGTCTGCTAAAAAGTCTGAGTGGTTACACCGAGAGACTAAGGAGAGCATAGCTTATCCTTGGGAAGGTCTCAACAAGAAACTATTTGGTATGCGTAAAGGTGAGCTAGTAACTCTGACAGGTGGCACAGGACTAGGTAAGTCTAGTGTGACTCGTGAGTTAGAACATTGGCTGATTAAAAATACTGAAGACAACGTAGGTATTGTTGCTCTTGAAGAGAACTGGTTACGAACTGCTGATGGTATTATATCTATCGAAGCTAATGACCGAGTGTATCTAAACGAAAGACGAGATCAATACACTGAAGAACAACTAACTAATCTGTTTGATAAAGTCATACCCAAAGGTCGTGTGTTTATCCATGCCCATCTTGGTGTCACAGATATTGATGAAGTATTTTCTAAGCTACGATATATTATTGTAGGCTGTGAATGTAAGTGGGTGGTTGTAGATCATCTACATATGCTAGTCAATGTAATGGGTGAAGGTGATGAACGTAGAGGTATTGATGCACTGATGAATAGATTGCGTAGTCTTGTTGAAGAGACGGGTGTAGGTATGATACTGGTATCCCATTTACGTAGAGCATCAGGTGATAAAGGACATGAGCAAGGGATTGAAGTATCTCTCTCACACCTCAAAGGTTCAGCAGGTATAGCACAACTATCTGATTGTGTGATTGCATTAGAACGTAATCAACAAGCAGAGAATCAAGACGAAGCTAACACTACGAAGGTACGTGTACTTAAATCAAGATACACAGGTGACACTGGATTAGCCTGTAGCTTACGTTACAACAACGAAACTGGTAGACTCTTTGAGTTATCAGAGGAGGAAACATTTGACAACACAGAATTCTAAACTTATATTTGATATAGAGTGTGATGGTCTCAAACCAACTAAACTACATTGTATTGTAGCAAAAGAGTTAGGTGGTGAGGTGCATGAGTTTACACCCGACAGACTTGCAGAAGGTATAGCATTTCTTAGTAGTGCCGATACATTAATCGGACACAACATCTTACGTTTTGATTTAGATGTTATTAAGAAACTAACTGGTGTAGATTTATATCACAAGAACATTGAAGATACTCTTGTTATGTCTAGGTTGTTTAAACCTATCCGAGAAAACGGACACAGTTTAAAGACGTGGGGTTATCGTGTCAATTTTGCAAAGCAAGAACAACCACTAGACTTTGACGAGTATACACCACAGATGCTAGAGTATTGTGTCAACGATGTTAAACTAAATGAATTAGTTTACTATACATTACTCAACGAACAAGTGGGTTTTAGTCAACAGTCAATTGATCTTGAACACAGAGTTGCTCGGATAATGTCCGATCAAGAAAACAATGGATTTAAGTTTGATGAACGACAGGCTACAACTTTACTGGCTGAACTTAAAACTAAGATGAATGAAATAGTAGAAGAAGTACAGCGTACATTCAAACCTAGAATGGTTGATGTAAAATTAGTTGTACCTAAGTTCAAGAAAGATGGTGAGTTATCTAAGTCAGGATTACGAACTGAAGAATATGATAACTGTATAGCTACAAAAAACTACAAACCATTCATGCGACAAGAACTTAAAGAGTTTAACTTAGGTAGTCGTAAACAGATTGGTGAGTATCTTGTTGAGGTAGGTTGGAAACCTAAACGTTTTACACCTACAGGTCAGCCGATTGTAGACGAGGGTACACTTAAAAAGATTACCCACATACATGAAGCCAAACTAATTGCAGACTTCTTACTGTATCAAAAGCGTATTGCTCAGATACAATCATGGTTAGATGCACTAGAAGATGATGGTAGAGTACATGGTTCAGTCATTCCTAACGGAACTATTACTGGTCGTATGTCTCACAACCATCCTAACATGGCTCAGATACCAGCAGTATATAGTCCTTTCGGTAAAGAATGTAGAGCTTGTTGGACTGTAGACGAGGGTAATGTTCTGCTTGGGGTTGATGCTTCAGGACTAGAACTTAGAATGTTAGCACACTATATGAACGATAAGGAGTATATACATGAGGTGGTCAACGGAGACATACACACAACTAATCAAAAACTTGCAGGACTTGAATCACGAGATACAGCAAAGACTTTCATCTATGCCCTCGTATACGGAGCAGGAGATGAAAAGATTGGGAGTGTGGTTGGAGGATCAAGAAAGCAAGGTAAAGAACTTAAGCAACGCTTTCTCGATAATCTCCCCACATTTAAAACTCTTAAGGACAAAGTACAAGGAGCTGCAAAACGAGGATACTTAATGGGAATAGATGGTCGTAAGATTTATATACGACACGAACACGCTGCATTAAATAGTTTACTACAAGGTGGTGGTGCTATTGTAATGAAAAAAGCATTAGAGATACTTGAAGCAAGACTTAAGATAACTGGTGTACCACATAAGTTTGTAGCTAACATTCATGACGAATGGCAGATTGAAGTACCAACATGTAATGCTAACAAGGTAGGACAACTGGCAGTGGATAGTTTAAAACAAGCAGGAGAACATTTTAATATGAGATGTCCTCTTGATGGTGAATATAAAATAGGAGGGGATTGGAGTGAAACACACTAATAAATTTTGCACATCTTGTAACACAAATAAATCTGTTGAAGATTGGCATAAAAACAAAACACAAACAGACGGGCTAGATGTTATATGTAAATCTTGTAGAAAAAATTACAATAGCAAAAGGAATCCTGAGTATAGTCCTATTCATAATTCACGTAGAATGTATGTTAATAATAAGTACGTACCAAAAACACACCCACTTTATAAACCCGGACGTTATAAAACTTTTGAAGGAGCAGCTTTTTCATCTTTATCTAATTATGAAAAGTCAACTGGAGGTCATGTTTATCTTATAACAAATCCTGCATGGAAGGGTTGGGTTAAAGTTGGTATGGCTGTGGATGCTAACGATAGATGTAATCAATATCAAACATCTTCTCCTATGAGAGATTATAAATTAGAATATAAAAAACAATTTAATAATAGAAGAATTGCTGAATCACAAGCACATAAACTATGTAGTAAAAAAGCTTTACAACAAAACGGTGAATGGTTTAAAATAAATATAAAAGATGCTATCAAATTAATTGAAAGTATAACAGAGGAACAAAATGAAAGAGAAACAGCTTGACAACTTGGTGAAGGACAACTATAATAAGTTTAAGTCTGAATCAGGACACTGGTATACCCAAGAAGGTGAGCCTATGTATACTATCATAGGTGCTAACGGTAAAGAAAGAAACACTACACTCAGAGATGCTAAGTCTTTAGGATTAGTTCCGTCTGTAACAACCATCATGAGTATTATAGCCAAGCCATCTTTAGAGACTTGGAAACAAAAACAATTACTTAATTCTTTCCTAACCTTAGAACAAGGAGAGGACGAAACGATTGAGTCTTTTTATTACAGATGTCAAACAGATTCTAAACAAGTAGGTATCCAAGCTGCCCAGCAAGGGACAAAGATACATGGTATGATTGAGAAAGGGTTTTTAGGTAAAACTAAAACCAAACCTTACAAAGCAATCAAGAAGTATTTAGATGAAACTTTTCCTAATGAAAAATGGATAGCAGAAGATTCTTTCTGTGCTGATGCAGGTTATGGTGGTAAGATAGACTTATATTCTAAGTCAGGAATATTTATAGATTTTAAAACCAAAGATAATCTGAAAGGTAAAGACCCAGCGAAGTTAGTGTTTGATGAACATGGAATGCAGTTGTCAGCATATGCTCAAGGCTGTGGCTTTGATGATGTTGAACGAGTATCTATATTTGTAGACAGAAAAGATACAGGCTTGGTCCTTCCTTTTGTTTGGGATAAAGAATCACATACTAAACACTTAGGAATGTTTAATGCTATGTTAACTTACTGGAAGTTAGTCAAGAACTATGACTCGTCTGTATTATAATGGTAGGCTTTAGAAAACCTCGTAAACCGAGACCTAAAAAAACAGGTGTACCTAAAGGATACGACAGTTTATGGGAAGTTAAACTACATGAGACAGTTCTTAAAGATTGGAAACATCATTGGGAACTGTTTGATTACATTGTTAAACATAAATACGAGCCGGACTTTGTTAAAGTAATTGATGGTCAAACTATTTTACTTGAAGCGAAAGGTAGGTTCTGGGACTACCCTGAGTATAGTAAGTACATACATATAAGAACAGCACTACCAAAAGATACTGAGTTAGTGTTTTTATTTCAAAAACCTTATGCACCTATGCCGGGAGCTAAGATGAGAAAGGACAGAACAAAACGAACCCATGCTGAATGGGCTGAGAAAAACAATTTTAGATGGTATAGTGAAGACACACTACCCATGGAATGGAGTAACTATGGATTATAAATTTAATGAAGATCAATTAATACAAGAACTACAGGCTTATATTAATGATACATATGGTGAGCACTACGCTTCAGATAAGTATCAAGCTACTGATGTAATCATTGACTCAGGTCATGGTGAAGGTTTTTGTATGGGAAACATTATGAAGTATGCAAAAAGGTATGGAAATAAAGCAGGAAAGAACAGAAAAGACTTGCTTAAGATATTACATTATGCTATAATAATGCTTCACATTCATGATAAGGAGTCACAGAATGGTTGACGATAAAGTAGGTATCAAGGAATATCTTGGTATAAAAATTAATTACAGTAATGAAAAACTATTAGATAAGTTTAGTCTTGATACACTTAAGGATAGATACTTATGGGAGAATGAAACACATGCACAAGAAGCCTTCGCAAGAGCATCAGTCTTCGCAGCTACATA